AAACGCGGCGGCCTTGACACTGCGCTGTTTGATGGCTATGATGGGGCTATAAGCATGAAGGATGGTGCACGGATATGGGGTTATTTAAGCCAAAGTTGAATCCAGAAATCAGGGCCAAGGCCGAGCGGCCGGGGGTCAGGGTGTTTGTATCCGTCCCCAGCGCATCCGGGCTTCCGGTCCCAGAGCGGACACTCGCGCAAGTGTACTACTTTGACGACCACGTCGAGATTGACGCTGGGGGCGTAGAGTACGACCTCAGTATGGACAAGATTCAGAGCGTAAGCATCCAGACAAACGTGGACCGGCAGACCCAGTTTGTCAGCAGCGCGGGCGGCGCGCTTCTTGGAGCCGCAGTTGCGGGGCCTATCGGAGCAGTCGTGGGCGGCCGGGTCAAGGAGAAACAGACACAGCAGACGGAATCCTATCTGATAATTCATTACATCGGAAAGGACGGGACTCCGGCAGTGCTTTCCTTTTTCGCTACGCACACGCCGAAGTGCCGAGAGCTGGCCGAGCTCTTTCAAAAGCGACCGCACCAGCACACTAAAATCGAGCTTTAAGCAGAGCCACTCTCCCATGGCGGGAGGGTGGCTCTTTCTATGCCCAAATGGGAGGTGAGTTCGTGGCAACGATCAGATCGCAAATGGTCCTAAATGACGGTATCAGCGGAGTGCTGAAAAGAATCACAAACGGACTGAGTACAACCCTCAATGCATTTGAGCAGGTCCAGCGGGCCTCTGGGCGAGCGGTAGACGTGACCCAAATCCAGGCGGCCAGAGCGGCGCTGGCGGAGGCGAACCGGGATGTCGACAACATGGCGGAAGCCTACCGTCGGGCGGCGCAGCAGGAAGAAGTTCTTAACAAGGGGCTTCGAAATGGGGCAAGTGCTGCGGACGGACTGTTGGGCAAGGTCAAAGGCATTGTGACGACGCTGGCTGCCGGAGCGGGAGCGAAAGCCGTCCTCGGACTATCCGACCAGCTTGCCAGTAGTTCCGCCCGCCT